CTTCCTCTCCGAATCAATCCAACAAGCAGTAGCAGAAGAAAGGGCGAGGGTGGTTGGGGAGATAAAGAACACACCCATATATAAAGCACATACTTGTTCCAGCGAAAATGCAGACGAGTATAGAACATTTGACAATGGACAAGAAAGTTATAAACAAAGAGTTCTCTCCTCCCTAGACAAACCATTAACAGACGGGGAGAAATAACCTTTACTTATATGAAAAAACTAACTAGACAAAGAAAATGGCAATTGAAGAAACTAGCAGAGGGTAAGTGTGAGATATGTGGAAAGATTAAAGATACAGATATGGTCAGATGCTCAAATTGTAAATGGAAAGTAATTAGTAAAGATTATGATGATCGTCAAATGCAAATCATGCGGTAAAGAGAGAGAATTTAGAAGCTCTAATGGTAAGTATTCAAAAATACCACCTGAGTTCTGTAAAAGTTGTAGTTTAAAAAAAATAAAAAGATGGTAATTAGACCGCCCACATATTCGATACCTAGTCATAAATGTTTTTTCTGTGATGGTCTATTAGATTTTTTAGTCTCAGAAAGTTTGAAAAGTGGATTATCTTATACCTGTATAAGATGTGAGATGCTATATACGATCACTGACTTTAGTTATAAAGAAAATAAAAAAGAATATATTAAGTCATAATGAAAAATCTTTTACGTTGTCCATTTTGCGGGGATAAGAATATACTAGGGGAAATAAATAGCGATGGGGATGTAGTAGTTAAAAGATATCCTGGTGCTTTTACAATAATTGAAAGCAAGCAGATAAAAATAAAATGTGGAAAATGCAAAGAACTAATTTATTTCAAGGAATAGATCAACTAAACGCTGTAATTATAGGTACGGGTTTTATATCCTCGCATTTAGTTTGGAAACTTACGAAGGATAGTATTAATACTACTGTTTTTCGTCATGGGGTGCTTAATAATAAGCAGACTGTTAAGGCTATGGCGGATATGTACAAGCCTGATCTAATAGTAAACTTATCAGCTTATGGTAATTTAGCTTCTCAACACGATGAAGAGGAGATGATTAAAGCTAATATATCAAATATTCAAAATTTACTAGAGGGGACTAAACACTTAGGATATGAAAAACTAGTCAACTTTTCTACCTCCTCAACACTTCTGCCACACGATACTTATTATTCGGCAACTAAGTTAGCAGGGGAAAAAATATGTCATGCTCATGCTCTTAAATATAACAAGCCTATTGTTTCAGTTTTGCCATATACGGTAATAGGTAAAAGAGAGCCACAGGAGCATTTGATACCAACGCTTATCCGTTCTTGCTTAAAGGGCGAGAAAATGCAGTTTGTACCAGACCCAGTACATGATTTTATAGGAGCTGAGGATTTTGTAGAGGCACTTAGGCTTATTATCCAAGATTATCATCTAGGTGGTTCTGTTGAGATAGGAACGGGAGTTAAAACATCAAATCAAGAGATTAAAAATATAGTTGAGAAAATTACTGGTAAAAAAGCGAATACTGTTGAGGTCAAGAGCATGAGGGGTTACGATACAAAAACGTGGGTAGCAAATCCCGTTATTATTAAAAGTCTAGGCTGGAAACAAAAGGAAACAATAGAGGATATAATAAAAGGTATGGTGTATGAACAAAAAACAAAAAATAATTGATATTTCTAGGAAATTGGGGTTAACTCATGTAGGCTCATGCTTAAGTGTGTTGCCAATACTTGAGGAAATTTACTCAGTTAAAAATCCAGAGGACAAAGTTTTGCTAAGTGGCGCTCATGCACATCTAGCACATCTAATGTTTACAGATCCTGATAGGGCTTTAGAGCTGATACATAAAGACATACACTGCAACCGTGAGGCAGGCTGTGACGCCTCAGGAGGCTCTTTGGGGCATAATTTGGGAATTAGTATAGGTTATGCACTAGCTAACCCCAATATATCAGTTTACTGCATAATAACCGATGGGAGTTTTCATGAGGGGAGCGAAATGGAGGCGCTCAGGATAGCAAAATCGCTAAATCTCACTAATTTAAAAGTTTATGCAAATTTTAATTCCTATACGGCAGTTGCTAAGATAAATATAGATTACTTAGAGGAAATAATAAATGCTATTGGCTTTCCCGTTAGAGTTTATAGAACTAATAATGGATTATCCAAGCTAGAGGGTGTCGCTGGTCACTATTTAAAATTATGAAAAAAGAATATTTTGATCAAATGTTATTTATAATGCAGGATAATCCAAATGCTTATCTTATATTTGTAGGATTAGGATATCCAAGGCTCGACGAGTTCTTAAAAGAGTTCCCGGATAGGGCAATAAATACTGAGGCGTCAGAGCAGGCGGCACTAGATATTGCGGTAGGTCTGGCTTACTCCGGTAAGATACCATTTGTCTATTCAATTACACCATTCTTACTTTGGCGTGGAGCCGAGACAATAAGAACTTATATTAATCATGAAAATCTAAATGTTAAGTTGATAGGAGCTGGCAGAGATGATGACTATTCAAAAGAGGATGGATTTAGTCACGATGCTTATGATGCACCAACTCTTCTGAGTGCTTGTATGCCAAATATTAAACAACATTATCCAACTGACTCGAAATATATTAAAAAACTACTTGAGGAAATGGTAAAGAGTAGACAACCTGAGTTTCTTAGTTTAACTAGATAAATTTGCAATAGTTATCACACTAGTATTATAATAGCAATACTACATAATTAAGGGTAGCGCATAAAGTTCCAGAAGCACTTTGATTTAGTGCTATGGATAATACACCACAAATAACCAATCCAGTAGGTAGACCACTAAAATTCAAATCCGTAGAAGAACTCAGTAAGAAAATAGAAGAATACTTTGAGTTCTGTGATAACCGAGCAATAAAGAAAGCAGATGATAGCGGTAAAGAATTTTATATTAGTAATCCTGCCCCTTACACAGTTCATGGTTTATCTTACTTCCTTGGCACTGAAAGACAAACACTGCTTAATTACTCAAACAAAGAAAAATATTTTGACACTATAAAAGATGCAAAAGAGAGAATAGCCTCGGATGTAGAGACTAGACTCATGGATGGAAAAGCACAAGTAGGCGCAATATTCAATTTAAAGAATAACTTTGGATGGAAGGATGAATCAAAGACTCAATTAACTGGGGATGGAGGCAACCCGTTAATTATTAGAATAATATCAGACACAATAGATGGAAATTCAATTATCAATTCAGAACTTTCCGAAACAGCAGGAGATATTTGACGATAAAGCTAAATATAAGATTGTTGTTAAAGGGAGGCGTTTCGGCTTAACTAAGGGAGCTGCTAATGATTTTATCAAAGCAGGTCTTAAGGGTGAGTTTCAAAAAGGATTATGGGTAGACACAGTAAACGCAAACATAGACAGATATATTGAGAGGTATTTTATACCGCACCTTAAAAAATTGCCAGAGAATATTTGGTCTTGGAGAAAGCAGGACAAGATCATTACGATTAGAGATAGTTATATAGACTTTCGTTCAGTTGATAGACCTGAGAATTTAGAGGGTTTTGGATATGATAAAGGTTTTCTAAATGAGGCAGGTATTATTTTAAAGAATGAATATCTATGGAATAACGCCATAGGACCTATGTTCTGGGACTATCCCGATGCTCATGTAGTTATAGGAGGAACGCCCAAAGGTAAGGGTGTATTCTCAAGACTTTATGAGAGAGGACTGGACGCAGAGCAGGGTAACTATAAGAGCTTTCATTTCACGTCATTTGACTCACCATTTGAACATATACACAAGGCTATTAGAGAGGATATAGACTCTATGCCTGATAGGGTAGTTAGGCAAGAGGTATATGCTGAGTTCTTAGACGATACCGGGGTAGTGTTTAGGGGAGTATTAAATGTAGCGACAGCAATAGCTAAGAAACCTGAGGCAGGACATTTATATGTAATAGGCTGTGACGTAGCAAGAGTAGAGGACTTTACAGTATTAACAGTTTATGACAGAGCTAATAATAATCAGGTTAATCAGGAGAGATTTAATAAACTAGAGTGGCCTTTTCAAAAGAGGAAGATTTATGAGATGAGCAAGTTATATAACAACGCTTTGGTGTCAATAGACTCAACAGGCGTAGGAGAGCCGATATACGAGGACCTAGCGCGTTCAGGTATACCAATAGAGCCATATCATTTCACTAATGCTAGTAAGAAAGATTTAATAGAAAAACTATCGGTATGGATAGAGCAGGGTAGATTAAAAATGCTAAATATTCCAGAGACAATTACGGAGTTTAATAACTTTACATATGACGTTAGTAGCTCAGGAAGGATTATGTATAACGCACCACAAGGATTTCATGATGATTGTTTTGTTAAAGACAGCTTAATACTAACAGATAGAGGTCAAGTATCTATACAGGATATAAAGACAGGAGACTTAGTTAGAACTAGAAAAGGTTATCGTCCAATACAATGGACACGATCTAGTATAAAGCCCGTTATGAAACATAAATTAGGAATAAGGGGAACTAAAGACCATCCAGTAATTACAACCAAAGGCGAAGTAGTTCTTGAAAAGTTACGAGATATTGATACAATATACATGTGGAACGAGAAACAATCATCTATAGAGGAAGTAAATATCATAGATATCCTAAGTCAAAGAGAAGACAATTTAGGAATTACTATTGGAAACATGACAAGTGGAAATCACATCCAGTGGCACTTCATCGTCAGTTATGGATTGACACTTATGGGGAAATTGAAAAAGGGTTTGTCATTCATCATAAAGATGGTAATCATCTCAATAATAAGATTAATAACTTTGAATTATTATCAGCGAATGAGCACGCCGTCAGACACGCGGGAAGTCCTGAAAGACGATTACAATCTTCACTCAACGCTAAAAAGCAAGGTAACAGACTTTATTTATCTCTTATCAAGTGGAAAGATAAACAATTACAAGAGAGAAGGACATGCCCTGAATGTAATACAGAATTTAATGTTAAGACTTACTCGCTTAAGATATTTTGTTCTACGAAATGTCAATGGAGAAATGCGGGAAAAAGAACCAGAAGATTATCAAATAGTTTACAATCTTCAAGTATCTGATACTCCGGAATACTTCGTAAATAATATATTGGTTCACAATTGTGTGATATCCCATGCTCTAGCAATTTGGCAATTACAAGAAGTTTTAAAAACGGAAACGGAGGTGAAACCAACGCTTTTACAGGAACATTTTAAAAGTAAAAAAGAAAATTATGGAAAATTCGAAGACCCTTTCGCAGACTGGTAATTTTACGCAAGAGCAATTAGAGGCAGCATTATTCTATGCATTTGATGTATTTGCAGATGCTCAATGTGAGTTCTTCCCTATGGGGAAAACCGCAGAGCAAATGTATGACTCACAAACTAAGGAGGTGTATCTATCGGGGGATAAAATACAGCTCGGAGTTAAAAAGAATGAACTGGCTGAATCAACGATAGAATTACTTAAAATAATTAACCCTAGCATTGACATAGGTGATAAAAAACTCATAATGAATTATGAAGGAGTTCCGATAGAAATTAGAATAATCAAAAAGCACTACAGAGTCTTGGACAGACTAGATAATATAGATTTTGCTTATGAGACATTCTTGATACCGACTCCTTTCGACGCTTTCTTAAGAATGAGTGCATTTATGAACTAGATGGAATATATATTAACTTTTGTCATTATAGTTTTACTAGGTTTTATAGCATGGCAGCATAAGACTTTTATAGGTGAGAGGAAACAGCTTATCACAGCTTTATTAGCTAAAGACGTTAAAGAGTTTGTAGCGGTTAATACCCCTATGCCTGAAAAAGAGCCAGAGTCAGAGCTACCGCCTGACGTAGTAAGCGAGAATGAGTTATCAGACGAGGAGTTTAATGATTTTGTTAAGGGAGAGTTAAGGACTAATTAATGGCAGACAAAAATTATCAAGACACATCAGAGCTAGACACTAGCAATATTGCCGCAGAGGTTGAGGCATTTGTTTCTATTCAAGATTTAAAGCGTAAGCCATTTGAGCGTAGATGGTATGACAACAATTTCTTTGACGATGGTTATCACTTCCGCTTCGTATCACGAACTACAGGCAAAATAATAGATCAAAGTTCGGGACGTTCTGCCCTCGGTCCGAACAGATCAATTCCAAAGGCTAGCAGACAAATAAGAGGCGTTGCTAATTTATTAATGGGCTTGGAGCCTTTCCCCGTAGTTTATCCCCAAAAGATTAACCCTAACTTATATTCTAAAGAGATAGATCCACAGACAGGCAAGGAGACATTTGGAGAGGATTATAAGAAAGCTATAGAGTATGTAAAAGAAAGAGCGCAAAACATAGGACACTGGATAACTAAGGAATGGCACAACCAGAACTTGGAAGATCAGTTAGTGCTTATGATTATATTAGCTGCTAAGCATGGTGTTAGTTATATGCAGGTATGGCCGGACGCCTTAGAGGAAAAAATAAAGACTAAGGTATATGACGCTTTCGATATCTACTGCATGGGTGACTTAATAGACTTTGAGGATAACCCTATGATAGTCAAAGCAATTCCTAAGCTAATTAGTCAAATTAAAGCGAATAAAGAGTTTGACNAAAAGCAGTGCGCAAAGATAAACCCCGACAATAGATATGCCTCCTCAGAGATTAAAGAGGCTTATATGCGTTCACGCTATGGCAAAAGTATGCCAAATGACTCCTCAGCAACTCTTATCTTAAAAGAGGCTTACATCAAGGAGTACGTTAATGAGGGTAATAGGGATAAAATAATTGAGGACTTAAAAGAAAGAGCTAATGAATTTAAAATGGGGGATATGATAATTAGACAAGTGTTTGAGACTGGTGGCATATGGCTAAGAGATGAGTACACCGCTCTAAAAAAATATCCAATAGTTCCATTTACGTTTGAGCCGGGTGCCCTGTATCAAGTGCCTTTAATTGAGAGGTTTATTCCTGCAAATAAGTCACTAGATACGGCTATGAGTAGAGTTGAAAGATATTTTAATACTATGGTTGCAGGACACTGGGTAGCAAGAAAAGGAGAGAATTTTGAGATTACTAATAAGGCAGGGGGGAACGTCTTGGAATATGAGACAAGTAAGCCAGAGCAGGTACCTATAACACCTTTACCTCAGTTTGTATGGAACTATATTCAGGAGATAAACGCAATTATAGAGGAGCAGGGGGCATCAACATCAGCTTTGGCTCAGATACCCAATGGGGTTAAGTCGGGGGTTGCTATAGAGTCAATTAAGTCTACGGAATACGCTAATCTTAAAATACCATCTAAGCAGCTTAAGCTAACAGTTAAAAAGATAACAGAAAGAATGATAGATATTGCCGCACATCATTTTATTAAGCCCGATATGATAGAGATATTAGATAAGAACGAGGAGCCTAGTTACTTCCAGATAGTAGGAGAGGCGGGCGTTAAGGCTTATGACAAGATAGGCGAACCACTAGATCAAGGTATAACTGTACTAAGTGCAGATACCGTGGTAGACATTCAAACAGAGTCGGGCATGGGCTTTACTGAACAAGGTAGACGAGACACGATGCTACAGATAAGCAAATACATATTAGACTTAGCTAACGGAGGCTTTTTGCCAAAAGAGGCTGTGCAGATATCTACTCAAAAACTACTAGAAACATTCCAATTTGGCTCAACTCAAGAGTTTATGCAAGCTATTGAAGAGGGTAAGGTAGACATGACAGAGGAGGACTTAACTCAGATAAAGGTAGCAGTGCTTGAGGCTCTTAAAGAAGCTGGGGAGGTCGGAGATGAGGCATCGCAGAGGAGAATAATGGAAAACAAGGTGGGAACTATAGAGGCTCTAAAAGACTCAGGTTTGGCTGATAAGATACAAGGTCCTATTATTGATAATCCAGAGACAGCACCTATTCCATATAAAGACGCACCGCCATCAATTCAACGTCAAATGGAAGAGGGTGCAGGCTTTACTCCGGCAGAAGAGCCATCTCCATCTGAGATAGATTCGGTAAGTAAAGTAATATCCTCAACTAAAGTGAATGAACCAAAAAAGGAAGGGGGTAAGAAATGAGCAAAATTAAAGTAGAAATGGAGTTGATATTTGATAACCATGAAGCATGGGATACTGTTGATGATTTCACTAATTCTTTTGTTAAGTTTCTACAGGCGCAAAACTTGAAAGCAGAGAAAATATTAGGAGAGAAGGATTTGAATGGCTTTTGTCTATGGGTTTATCCTTCAGTGTCAAATATTCCGCCTAAGAAATTTCCAACTATTAAGGAATCATTAGCAGCTTTAAAACCTAAAAAATGAGCGACTTTTTACAAGATCGGAATCAACAGTTTACGATAGGTGCCGCACAGGGTACTTTAGGAACTGCTGATATAAAGGGTACAGCGGGTGTAGTATCTTTAGGTGCGGATCCTACCACCGGTGCTTTATATGTTCAAGACTTATCAGGAGTATCTGGAACTACTAATATTCAGGGTTCAGTAAGCGTAACAGGTGGCTCTATTGCCGTTACTGCTGGAACAATAGGAACGGTGGGTGCTGTTGGTCAAGTTCATAATGCAGGCACAATTCAGGGAGGCACTTTGGGCGTTGTATCTAATATTACTAATGGTTCAATAGTAGTTACGGCTGGAACAGTAACGGTAGGAGCTATAGGCACCATAGGCACTATTCAGTCAGGTACGGTATCGGTTAATACCCCAGGGACTATTACATCAGGAAGTATAGCCATAACAGCAGGCACGATAGGTGCGGGAACCATTAACACAATGGGTACTCTATCTAATTTGTTGGCGGGTACGATTCAAAATTCAGGAACTACCACAGGAGTTGGAGTATTAACTACATTAACTAATTTATCAAACGGTACTATTCAAAATAGCGGTACTACCACAGGAGTTGGGGTAGTAACGTCACTTACTAGCGGTTCACTTTCAAACGTAGCAATGCTTAACGCAGGCACTATCAATGTGGGTACGATATCCCCAGTTCCATCAAGGATGATATCAACAATTGGCAGTGTGTGGGGTACTACATCAGGAACAGCAGGAACTTTAATAGCAGCACCAACGGCAGGAAGCGCTATCTATATAAATGATTTATCTATCATCAATGAGGGAACGTCTACGCTAACAGCAGGGCTAGGGTTTGGTACAGCTCAGCAAGGAACTACAGTTTTAAGCAGGGTAGCTATGGCGGGTAACGGTGGTATTGAAAAATCCTTTCCAGTGGCGACAACGGGGGGAGGTACGCAAGCTCCTCTAGTTATGTGGACTACTGGCTCAGGGACAGCTACTTTTACAGCTAGTTATTTTGTAGCATTATAATATGGCGTTTCAAGTAAGATCATCCAGCTCAAACAGTGCATCAATTGGAACAGCCATTTCTGTCTCAGCCCCAGCAGGTACAACTACGGGGGACGTGGTTATAGTATCTGTACATGGAAATGGTAATACCACTATCGTAGATAATAATGGCGGGACATCTTTCACAGAGGATATCAATGATTATAGTCCTAATCCCACTTCTGGTCACACTGTTTCAATATTTTCGAGGCGGATTATAGCTGGCGATCCTACAACGTATAATTTTACGCTTGGCGCAACTAACAGATGGTCGATAGTTGCCATAACATTTCAAGAGCCTAATGCTTCATCCATTTATGATGTTGCACCAAATACTGCCAATGCTGCAAATAGAGATGACTCCACAGCGTCAACAATAAACGCACCAACAATTACAACCGCTTCAGACAACGCTATTCATGTTGTATGTGGCTATTCAGATGATGGAGCTGGTGGAGCTATGACAAGTCCTGCTACATATACAAGCCGAGGAGTCCCAGTGAACGAGCCGCAAACTGTTTCGACTAAGACGATCACGCCAGCAGGGGCAACGGGAGCATTAACAGTAACAGCAACAACTAATTCACCAATGATTGCTTTGTCATTTGCAGTAAAGGCACCTGCCGCAGGTGGTGGATCCATTTTCACTCCATACAGGACTTTAATGGGCGTAGGTATATAGCATTGACAAAAAATTACAGTTTAGTTAATATTTATTCAATAGAGTGTTAGGCTCTATCGTTTAACGATGAACGCAGATAGTCGGGCTATAAGCTCGGCTTTTTTTGTATCTTAAACCAAACTACCGACGGATCAGGAAACTGAAACCGCAGAAGGAGGTGAGATATATGCAAGATTTTTTTAATAAAGCAGACGATAACGAGGAAGTACCAACAGGAATAAAAATAGGAGAAGTTGAATACTCTGAAGAAGATTTAAAAGGCTTAATAGCTGACGGAACATATAAAAGAGAATTAGAGGAAAAACTAAACACTAAAATAGACAAAGTAGTTCCTGAGTACACAAGACTCACTCAAGAGAAAAAGTCATGGGAAGAGCAAAAAGCAGCGTTTGAGAAACAAAAAGAAGAAAATGACAGACTTAACCAACCAGCACCAGAATATGATGAGGCAACAATTGCTAAGGCAAGAGAGGAAGCTAAGAAGTTAGGTCTTTTTACTAAAGATGACGTAGAAGAATACGTTAAGGCTGAGTTTCCAAACTTTTACTCTAAGCAAAGAAGCGGAGAAAAACTTTTAGATCAAGTTCAGGCACTAGAGACAGAAATAAACGGAACAGACGGACGACCTAAATTTGAGATAGAGGAAGTTTTGGCTCACATGAGAGAGACAGGGATAATTGACCCTAAGAAAGCTTATAAGGATAAATATGAGGAGCAACTGGACAAATGGAAAGAAAACCAAATTAAAGGCGCAAGACCTGCGGGTCTTTTGTCGGACAGTTCTTCATCAGCAGGGGGTAAACAGCCGCCTGAGGTTAGACCGAATAGAGACAATCTTAGAAAATTATTCAGAGAAGCTCTTTACGAGAACCAGGGATAAATTACTTAGGCAATTATATCGTAGTTTTAATGACTACGGTAAATCTATAATTGAGAAAGGGGTGAATAAATAATATGGCAATTATATTAAGCGATGTTAGTAATGCTTTAACAAAAGTTTTACTACCATACATTCAAGACAATTTTGACAAAGAGCACCTTTTATTGGACAACATTAAAAGAGGTGACGTTCAATTTATTAATAATAACTTTTACGCACCTGTCAGAACCTCTCGACATGGAGGTGTAACCAATCTAGCAAATGATGGTTCCACACTCGTGAACGGATCAAGCTCTATTGGTCAAGCCAATGTCGCCACAAAGATAGTCACTGGTACATTTGATATTTCGGACTTAGTAATCAAAGCTACACGTTCCAAGGAAGGAGCAGTAGAAAGTTTACTTACTCAGCAAGCAAGCAGCCTAGCGGATGATTTTGCTAAAGGAGTAAATAGACAATACTACTCAGACGGAGTTGGAGTAGTTGCAATGGTTGCGGGTTCGACAAACTCTACAACAATGACAGTTCAAACACCCACATCATTACTTGATGATGGAAGAAGTGTTGACTGGTACGGAACTGTAAACAATGATTTGAGAGCTGCAAAATATATCCAACCTGGTAATTATATCGGGGTGGGTTCAGCATCATCAGGTTCAGCTATAGTTCTCTCTGTGTCTCACAACGCAGCAGGAAATATAGGAACTGTAGTTACTTCGGGGGATCCGACAGCTACAGCTAATGACCCTGTTTACATCGTTGACGGAGCATACGCAGGTGCAGGAACCTCTGAAATTCAGGGAGTCCGAGCAGCGTTAAGCTCAGGTACATCAGCATACGCAGGACTAGCTAGAAGCAATCCAGGATGGTCACCTCAATTGGGAACTACAGCACAAGCACTTACTCTGGCAGAAATGACAGACAAGTATATTGCAGCTTTGGAATTCTCTCAAATGAGTGATAGATTCGTTATCCTTATGAATAAAACTCTTTACAGTAAATATGGAAAGATTTTGACAGCTATGAGAAGAGCAGTTAATGAAACCGAATTACTCGGTGGATTTAGCGGACTTGAATTCGTAGCAGGTAGGGGTAAAGTTGGAGTTTTCTTAGATTTTGATGTTCCAGATGGAGAGGTTGAGATAATCAATCTTGATACATGGACTTCATGTCAGGTAGACCCAATGGAATGGTTAGAAGATCCGGGAACGGGTTCTCTAGTCAGACGCGTAGATAAATTAACATATCAAGCCACAATGGTTTGGTATACTAATCTTATGTGTCTAGCACCAGCGGCAAATGCAAGATTAACTCAGAAGACTGGGTAATATAGGGTGGTTTTACGGTTGTCCAAGCTAAAACATGAATGGCAATGCACTGTGAATACATAAGCAGTACAAATACCATAACAACCGTAGCATAGATCGAAAAGGCATCGCTGAGTTCAACTCTTAGTCGATCTACATGGATAAAACAACTAGAAAATCAACAGATAAGGAATTAACGGAAACTCTCATATTAAATGGCGAGAGAGTGAGTGTGGCTGACATGAAACGCTTTTGGCAAGAAAGACCAGCACCAGACTTTTCAGCTGAAAGAAATGCTAAGGTTATAGCCTCCTCAATTGCTAGGGCAGAGGCACATAGGCTACAGATGCGAAAGGAACAGCATGAGGGTTTAAGAGAAAGAGCTTCAGCGTTGACTTCTTATATCAAATACTTAGACCACGGTGGCGTTCAAACAGCGGACAAATACTTTGGTAGAAAAGAACTAGCTAGACTGCAAGGTGCAAAAACTATTCAGAGATTACAAAAAGCACAGGCAACTGGGCAGCCATATTGGCAAGTAATATCAACAGAATAAATGGCACGAAAAAATAGTAATGGGGGAGGGCGCAGACATGACACTAGAATGACATTTAGTGAGATGTGTAGAGCCTTAGGAGTACGACCTAATCAAAGAGTAAAATTAATTAAATATATGAAAACTATGAAAGAAGGTGAGCAATCTTAATAACTACAAGTAGTAGTTATTTATTAATATGTCATTAGCAAACACATATCCACCATTCACATTTAACGATGAGAAGGTATATCCTGGTGAAATAGATCAGGATGAGCAATATATTATATTGAACCCTTCAATTGGCACAGCTTATTACGGCACAATATCTCCGGTGGGAGCAGGTACTTTTACCGTAGTACAAGCCAACTCTGACTATCCTAGAAATGTATCTTTATCAATTTTGGGAGTAGCAGGGGGAATGGGAGGAACAGCAACCGTATCTGGAAAAGACCAGTTCGGCAATACAATATCTGAAACTCTTGGTTTCGGTTCAGCAGCAGGTGGAGGTACCGTCAACGGTACTAAAGTCTTCGCAAAAGTAGGAACTGCAACTGTTACAACCGTAGGACTTGGAGGAACCGCAGTTGGTTCTGCATATCTAGGAGTAGCAACAGCAGGAACGCCAAGATTTGGTCTCCCAGCAAGGGTGAGAGTAGTTGGCGATCTTAAATCGGCTACATGGATAGACGCAGACGTTGCCAAAATGCTTAATGTTAACGCAGCAGGTACATCAGCCGTAGCAGTTGTCTTAGACAGCTCCGTAAAAATAGATGTCGCAGGCGGAATAGTATCGGCAGACAGTTTTGTTATAAACTATCGTTCAAGCTTCACAGCTGAGGCGAATCAGTTTATTACATAGCTTATAGCTTGGGGTAGTCCTATTGCATTTCTATAATGGACTTGTTATATTTAGGGTATCTTAAGTTAGGGAGAGAGCATCGAACCTAACTTCGGTGCTTTTTCTTTTTTTATGAACGGAGTTATACACTACAAAGACTGGCAAGCCTCTTATATACCGCAAATACTTGAGGAAATATGGATAAGACAAGTCTACGCACCATATCTACATAACCGCAAAGACTTAACTATACTCGACCTAGGATTAAATATTGGCTTGTTCTCAATGTACGCTACGCAGTTCGCAAAACAAATTTACGCTTTTGAGCCAGCTAAGGAAACTATAGACTTGGCTCGTAAGAATATAGACGAGAATGAAATTAAGAACGTAAAATTATTTCAAGAGGCTATATCTATAGAGGATGGAGAAATGCCTTTTTATCACTCTACAAATACCACTGCTAATAGCTTATCTGAGGCATTGAACCAAAAACCAGAGCTAAAGGAAATGGTTAAAACTACTAGACTAGATACTTTTGTCAAAAAAGAGGGAATCACTAAGATAGATTTCGCTAAAATAGATATTGAGGGGGAAGAGGGAAAAGTTATCGGCAGCAAGTCTTTTGAGAATATTGTTCCTATATTAGACGCTTTTGTTATGGAATGGCACTCTTGGGCTGGTATGAACGTACAACAGATAGTTACTACAATTAGAGACTACGGATATAATGTTGAGGTTATACCCGCAGAGGCTACAATACTGGGGTGTGTAAAAAGATGAAAAAAACAGTAATGTTTTCATGCGCAGATATAAATAACGTGAAATATGGGGTCAAGTTAGTTAAGAGTTTTAAATACTTTCATCCTAATATACCAGTTGTTTTCTTTACAGACGAAACAAACCCAGATCTACAACCTAAAGATTGTGAAATAAGACCATTACCCGCTGAAAAAGACATTTTCTATAAACAGAAGCCTTTTTTTGCGAATATTTTGTTTAATGAGGGATATGAGGCAGTGCTGGGTGCTGATGCAGACCAATTAGTGCTTGGAAATCTTGACTATATATTTAATCATGAAGAATACGACATAGGTACAGTCTTAAACTTTAACCCACTAGACTTTAGAACCTATGGAGAAATAACATTTAAGCCTATACATATGGCAACGGAGTATTACAATGCCGGATTAGTAATGATGAGAAGCCATAAGCTGGTTAAACACTGGTTAAGGCTTTGCAATGGTAAGTTCTTTGCTAGATTACCTTATAGAGAACAAGATTTATTAAATATAATTGCTCATTTTGGCGAATATGATGTATTCTGTTTTGATGACGCTAATCCACAAGAAAACTATTATGCCTGGCATGGGCTTTTAGCTACACATTCAGGGCTTAAAATGATAGTAAAAGATAAAGATATTATATTACCTAAAAGTGATGATGGTTATCCATCTACTGAGGTTAAGGTTAAGGTATATCATAGCGCAGGCGGACAAACACCAGAAGATAAGTTAAATTATAGAATATTTATGAGCGAAGAGGTCATTAGTAGAATAAGCGAAATATTAAAATGAAACCAACTAGAAAATTAAGAATATTAATATCAAGTAATACTCCTTATTCCTATTCGGGGTATGCGAGCACT